CTATAACGTTAGTGTGCAAAAATTGTATGCGCACAATGCCCTAAGAAACTTGGCCCTGCTTATGCGGGGCCTTGTTGTTTCTGACAGGGCACCTATTCGCAGCCCTGGCTCACCGCCGGGGCTTGTTTGTTTCTGGAACCCGCCGAGTTGGCCATGTGCTCTCAGGGGGAGGGGCATGAAGATGAACAACAATCCGCATGACTGGCCGGACTGGATAGTGCTGTTTCAGTCATGGTGGCGTGGGGAAACGCCAATCGGGGGTGTGCTGGTGTCGATCCTGATCACCTTACTGCGTGTGGCGTACACCGGGGGTGGCGTGCGCAAGATGCTGCTGGAAGGGGCGCTGTGCGGCGCACTCACCCTAACAGCAGCATCATGCATGGGGCTGGTCGGCCTGCCCCCCGCTGCGACAATCGCATTGGGCGGTGCAATTGGCTTTATCGGCGTTGAGAAGGTGCGCAGCGTGCTGATCCGTGTGCTCAATCAGCGCTTGGGTGTCAGCGATGACGACGACAAATTACAGGGTTGAGCTATGAAGACGAGTCAAGCCGGTAAAGAGCTGATTAAGCAGTATGAAGGTCTGAAGCTGACGGCATACAAATGCAGTGCGGGTAAGGACACTATCGGCTACGGCCACACTCACGGTGTAAAGCCCGGCGACCGCATTACTAAAGCCCAGGCAGATGCTTTGTTAGATGAAGATTTGGCCGTGGTCGAGCTGACAGTCAGCACGGCGATCAAGCGCCCAATGAACCCGCATCAGTTTGATGCAATGGTTGCGCTGGCATTCAACATTGGCGGTGCTGCGTTCGCTGGCTCTACGCTGGTGAAGAAATTCAATACAGGCGATACCCAGGGCGCGGCCAAAGAGTTTCCCCGCTGGTGTCACAGTGGCCGCATTGTAGTGCCTGGTCTGGTCAAGCGGCGGGCGGCAGAGCATGAGATGTTTTTGCGATGATCCCCTTCAACGGGACAGTAGGCCTTGCTGCGCTATCAGGATGGGTGATTATTATTTTGTCTATAGCCACTTGGCATTACCGCGACAGCTACCACCATGCTCTCGACAAGCAGCAAGAAGTGGAGAAATTAGCGGAGTCCAGGCTGGACATAATCAACGCCATCCAGCGCCAGCAAAAAGAAGTCGCAGCCCTCGACGCTAAATACACCCAGGAGCTTACCAATGCCAGACTTGAGAATGATCGTCTTCGTGCTGATGTCGCCGCTGGTCGTCGTCAGTTGCGCATCAAAGGCACCTGTAGTGTGTCCAAAACCGCCACCGGTGCCGGCATGGGCAATGGAAGCGCCATCGAGGTCAGTAGAGAAGCTGGATCAACTGTTCTCGATATCCGTTCAGGGATAATTAGTGACCAGCGTAAACTAAAATTTTTGCAGGACTACATCCGCCTAACACCAGAGGCAACAACCGATCTGCTCAATTTTGACTAACCCAAATAATCACTATTTCATACGACATTTACCTATCCGAGAAGAAATGAGGGGGAGATTCAGTCCTTGCTGAACCTTATCCAGGCTTCTTCGTAATACGCCTGTTCATTACGACAAGCTTCGCAGAGCAGGTGGCCAGACCCCATTTCCTCATAAGCCACTTTTAGCGTTTCTTCAGTTAATCGCGTTTGGCAATTGTTGTGATGTCCACCCGGATCCCTCACACCATCGCAAGACTGGGTTAAAAATGGGCGGATAACAGATTGCTGAGCGGGGGTCAGTGTATTGAACCCCTTATCAACAGCTAACTTTGCGATACCTGAAACCTTAGAATCCTCATTGTGAAAAACATCCTGCCCCAATTGGAGACATAAAATCTCATCTTGAATAGCCATCTTATTGCTACCTTGTTTGATAAGTTGAGTTGAAATTATATGGCAGAAAAAAACGCACATACGTAGATAGGAAAAAAATGGCAGGAAAACTCAAAGACAAAAAAGAGCGCTTCTGCCGGGAATACCTCATCGATCTGAAAGCCGCCCCGGCAGCGATACGCGCAGGCTACAGCAAGCGATCCGCCTGTAACATCGGCCCACGCCTTCTAAAAGAACCCGAAGTGCTTGAACGTATTGACGCGCTGAAACGTGAACGCATTGCACAACTCAACATTGACGCCAATTACGTACTGCTGCGCCTTGTCGAAATCGACCAGATGGACGCGGCGGACATTTTCAATGCAGACGGAAGCCTCAAACCCCTCACGGCATGGCCCGCAGTGTGGCGCTGCTACCTGAGTGGGTTTGATATGGCAGAAATGTTTGAAGGACGTGGCGATGAGCGCGAAATGGTCGGTTTCCTGAAAAAAATCAAATGGCCTGACAAGGTGAAAAACCTGGAGCTTATCGGCAAACACATCAATGTGCAGGCATTCAGGGATCGGATAGAGACTGAGGATGTCACCCCAACGACTAACCGCGAGGCGCGGCAGTCGCGTATCAAGGAGTTGCTCACCCGTGGCAGACACAGCGATAGATCTTGACAGCATGACCGACGAGGAGCAGTGCGAACTCCTGGCTCTGCTGGAGGAAGAGGAGGCTTATCGTCTGACACACCGGCTCTATGAATTTACCCCTTACGATAAACAGCGCGAGTTCTTGGACGCAGGCAGCGAGTATACCGAGCGCACCTTCATGGCCGGTAACCAGTTGGGTAAATCCTTAACTGGCGGGGCCGAGGTCACGTTCCACCTGACCGGGCGATACCCCGGCACGGAAGCTTACCCTGCTGAGGGGGCTTATGAGGGAGCGTGGCAAGGCCGCCGGTTCAACGAGCCTGTGGTCTTTTGGGTGGGCGGCGAGACAAACGAAACCGTCACCAAAACAACTCAGCGCATTCTCTGTGGGCGTATTGAAGAGCTGGGCGAGCCTGGGTATGGCCTGATCCCGAAAGAAGACATCATCAGTTGGAAAAAATCGCCCTGGGGGCCAAACCTGGTGGATCACCTGCTGGTGCGCCACCACGCCCCCAACGGCGTAGAGGATGGCCTGTCAATCTGCTACTTCAAACCTTACTCACAGGGACGGGGGAAATGGCAGGGTGACACGATCCACGGTGTCTGGTTCGACGAAGAGCCACCTTATGCCATTTACTCTGAAGGACTGACACGAACAAACCGATACGGTCAGTTCTCGCTACTGACATTTACCCCGTTAATGGGGATGTCGCACGTGGTTGAAAAGTTCGTCAAGAACCCCAGCAAGGCGCAGAAAGTGGTCACCATGACCATTCATGACGTCGCGCATTACACGGATGAAGAAAAGGCACGCATTGTTGAATCGTACCCGGAGCATGAGCGTGAAGCCCGCGCAAAAGGCATTCCGACGATGGGCAGCGGGCGTATTTTTCAGATCCCGGAAGAGACCCTCAAGTGTCAGCCCTTCGCGTGTCCTGATCACTTCTATGTCATTAACGGTCAGGATTTTGGCTGGGATCACCCGCAGGCCCACATACAACTGTGGTGGGACAAGGACGAAGAGGTGTTTTACCTGCCCCGCGTCTGGAAGAAGCGCGAGAAGACCGCAACGGAAGCCTGGAGCGTGGTCAAAGCCTGGGCAACACGGACGCCTGTAGCGTGGCCCCACGACGGCTTGCAGCACGAAAAAGGGGGTGGCGAGCAACTCAGGGATCAGTACAGCGCCGCAGGTTTCCAGATGTTGAAAACGCACGCCACCTGGCCGGATGGCGGGAATGCGGTTGAACCCGGGTTGGTGGAACTGCGCGATTTGATGCTGGAGGGCAAATTCCGTGTATTCAACACCTGCGAGCCTTTCTTTGAAGAGTTCCGGTTGTACCATCGGGACGAGAACGGCCGGATCGTCAAATTGAACGATGACATTCTGTCGGCCGTTCGTTACGCCTACATGATGCGCCGCTATGCACGCATGATGCGTGACATCCGGAAGCCGAAAGAGAAAAAAACCCCAGCGCCACTACGGCCTGTTTCACGTCCCATGAGGTAGAAAATGGCGGACAACGACAAGCAGCGGGACAGGCTGCACACTATCCTGGCGATCTTTGATCGGGATTGGAAGTCTGGCGACGAAGCGCGAACCGAAGCGACAAACGACCTGTATTTCTCCCGTGTCAGTCAGTGGGATGACTGGCTGAATCAATACACCACCTTGCAATACCGGGGGCAATTCGATGTTGTCCGGCCTGTGGTGCGCAAGCTGGTGGCAGAAATGCGTCAAAACCCGATTGATGTGTTATACCGACCCAAGGACAACGCCGACCCCAACGCGGCGGATACGTTGATGGGCATGTACCGCACGGATATGCGCCATAACACGGCGAAGATAGCGATCAATGTGGCGGTGCGCGAGCAGATCGAGGCGGGCGTAGGGGCCTGGCGTCTGGTCACCGATTATGAAGACCAGGATCCCACCAGTAACAACCAGGTGATCCGTCGGCTCCCCATCCATGAGGCCGCGTCACACGTTATCTGGGACAGCAATGCTCGGCAAATGGATAAAAGCGACGCACGGCATGTCACCATCATCAACGCCATGACCCTGGACGGCTGGAAAGCCTTTGCGGATGAAAACGGCTTTGACCCCGACGTTATCCCTGACTTTCAGGATCCCGATACCTCATGGCTGTTTCCCTGGTTATCGAAAGATGTGGTCTACGTCGGGGAATTTTACGAGGTCGAGGAGAAGAAAGAGACGGTCTTCATTTATCAGGATCCGCTAACGGGTGAACCGGTCAGCTATTTCAAACGTGACATTGCGGACGCCCTCACGACGCTTGCAGAGCGCGGTTACGAAAAGATCGCCGAGCGCAAGGTCAAGCGATGCCGCGTTTACAAGTCGATTATCACCGCGTCAGGCATCCTCAAGAGCCGCGAGCTGATCGCAGGCGAACACCTGCCTATCATTCCCGTCTATGGGGAGTGGGGCTTTGCCAACGACAAAGAGGTGTATGAGGGGGTTGTGCGTCTGACCAAAGACGGACAGCGACTGCGCAACATGATCATGTCGTTCAATGCCGACATCGTTGCGCGTACGCCGCAGAAAAAACCCTTTTTCTGGCCAGAGCAGATCGCGGGTTATGAGCATATGTACAGCGGGCAGGAGGATTATCCGTATTACCTGCTAAACCGTACAGACGAGCACGGGGGCGACATTCCCCCTCAACCCCTCGGCTATATGGACAACCCGGAAGTGCCACAGGCGAACGCTTACATGCTTGAGGCGGCGACCAGCGCGGTAAAAGAGGTGGCTACCCTCGGCGTGGACAGTGAAGCGGCGGGCAGTAACGTGGCGTTCGATACGGTCAACCAGTTGAACATGCGTGCCGACCTGGAAACGTACGTATTCCAGGACAACCTGGCTACCGCGATGCGGCGCGACGGTGAAGTGTACGCCTCCATGGTCAATGACATCTACGATGTATCGCGCCCCGTGCTGGTGACACTGCCAGATGGCAGCGAAAAATCGGTGCAGTTGTTGGCGCAGGTCGTGGATTACCAGACAGGCAGTGTCGTCACCCTGAACGATATACGAGGGCGGTATGAGACCTATACCGATGTTGGCCCGTCTTTCCAGAGCATGAAAAACCAGAACCGTACGGAGATACAGGAACTGCTGGGCAAAGTGCCGCAAGGTACCCCCGAGTTTCAGATGTTGCTTTTGCAGTATTTCACACTGCTGGACGGGAAAGGCGTTGAAATCATGCGCGAATATGCCAACAAGCAATTGGTGCTCATGGGCCTGAAACAGCCTGAATCGGAAGAAGAGCAACAGGCGTTGATGCAGGCGCAGCAACAGCAAGGCCAACCCGATGCGGCAATGGTACAGGCGCAGGGGGTGCTGCTTCAGGGGCAAGCCGATCTGAAGAAAGCACAGAATGACGAGGTCAGAATACAGGTTGACGCATTCAAGGCGCAGACAGACGCGCAGGTTTCGGCGGCGAAAGTGGTTGAAATCCTGGCGTCGGCGGACAGTACCAAAAAACAGGATGTTCTTGCCGCGCTGAAACTGCTCGGCGACTTCCAGCACCGGCAGGGCGACAGCGCCCGTGCTGATGCTGAGCTTGTTCTTAAAGGACAAGACCTGATCCACTCACACCGCAAGGAGATCACCTCTCTGATGCGGCAAACCAATCTTCCCACCGGCGGTGTAGCCGAGACCCCTCAATAGAGAGAGACAACAATGAAGACAACCACCGACATTCAGGACACCACTGAAGAGCAGCCCCTGTCCGACACGCAGCAGGTGACACCGGTTGAGGCCCCTCATGGGGAAGAGACTCACGCCAGCGCCAGTCAGGATACGGGGTTCGACATTGTTCTGAAAGACGATGAGACCAAGCCCAAACAGGATCCGGCCACCAACGCCCATTTTGCGGCCAAGCGCCTCGAGCGCAAGCGTCAGCGGGAGCTTGAACAGCAGATTGAAGCGGTCAAACGGGGTGAGTTACCGGATACCCTGCGCGTGGCACCTGACCTACCTGAGCAGCCCGACATCAATCAGTATCTGTCCGATGATGGGTTGGCCCGGTACGACTATGACCAGGGCAAGGCGATCGCGGCGTTTAACGCGGCCAATACCGAATGGCTGATGAAAGCGCAGGATGCGCGTAGCAATGCGGTTGCCGCCCAAGGCAAGAAAACCCAGGAGTTCACCCAGCAGTCAGCAGTGTATGTTGAGGCGGCACGTAAGCACTATGACGCGGCTGAACAACTGAACCTGCCGGATTATCAGGCAAAGGAAGATGCTTTCCGCGCGATGCTCGCGCCGGGTATCGATGCGGAAATCATGGCCTTGTTCCCTGAAAAGTCGGCGGCGATATTTTACCACCTGGGTGCAAACCCAGAGAAAGCGCAACACATCCTCAGCCTGCCTCAAACGCAGGCGATTATCGCGCTGACACGTTTGTCAGATCGTCTAACGCTCAAACCTCGTGGTAAGCAAATCTCCGGCGCACCGGCGGTGGATGAACCTGTCCAGGGGCAGACCGCTGCCGGGCATCGTGAGGCGCTGCGCAAGCAGATGGCTGTTGCCGCTGACAAGCGTGACATCGCCACTTACCGCATGTTGAAACAAAAATGTAAGGAACTTAACTGATGGCGCTTAATGAAGGTCAAATGATCACTTACGCGGTAGATGAGATCATCGATACCGTGGAAAACCTGACGCCGATGGCGCAGAAAACCACTAAATACGCCCCCTCAGCCCCCTCCATGCAACGTTCTGGCAACACCCTTTGGTTGCCCGTGGAGCAAGAGGCCCCAACGCAATCGGGGTGGGATCTGACCGGCAAGGCCACGGGCCTGCTTGAACTGTCCGTGAAGTGCAACATGGGCGAGCCGGATAACGATTTTATCCAGTTACGTGCCGACGATATGCGCGATGAGCGCACCTACCGCCGCCGGATGCAGGCTTCCGCCCGGAAGCTGGCGAGCAATGTCGAAAAAGCCATCGCGCAGCAGGCGGTCGATATGGGGGCCTTGGTCGTGACCAGCCCTAAACCTATCGGCGACGAAGGGCGGGGTTGGGATTTCATGGCGGATGCCGAGGAGTTGATGTTCTCTCGGGAACTGAACCGCGATGCGGGCCTGTCCTGGTTCTTTAATGCACGGGATTACAAAGGCGCGGGGCATAACCTGGCAGGAAAGGACAACTTTGGGCGGTTAACCGAAGAAGCCTATAGAACGGGCACCATTCAGCGTCAGGTAGCCGGTTTTGACGACGTACTGCGTTCGCCGAAGCTGCCCACGCTGGCCGCCTCCAAGGCGTCTGGCCTGACGGTAGCAGGAGCGCAGTCGTTCAAGCCGGAAGCCTGGCGCAAGGACACCGATGGCAACAGGGAAAACGTGGACAACCGCGTGGCGACAGTCACCTTGAGCGCCGATAACGGGCTAAAACGCGGTGACAAAATCAGCTTTGCGGGGGTGAAGTACCTGTCACAGATGGCTAAAAACGTGCTGACCCACGATGCCACATTTACCGTCGTGGCGGTGAACGGCACCAAAGTGACCCTCTCGCCCAAACCGGTGGCCCTGGACGACACGAGTTTGAACGCCGAGGAGCGGGCATATGCGAATGTCAACACCTCTCTGGCCGACAAGATGGCGGTGAACATTCTTAACGTCAAGACGGCGGAAACGAATGTGTTCTGGGCTGATGATTCTATCCGCCTGGTATCCCAGCCCATCCCGGCCAATCATGAGCTGTTCGCGGGGATGAAAACCCAGTCGTTCGCCATACCGGGTGTGGGCATCAACGGTATTTTTGCCACACAGGGCGATATCTCCACCCTGACGGGTCGCTGTCGTATTGCGCTGTGGTATGCCGCCTGCGCGGTGCGCCCGGAAGCGATAGGTGTTGGCCTGGCTAACCAGACCGCTTAACGCAATGCTCAAGGGGCTTCGGCCCCTTTTTTTTCTTTAGTGAGGATGACCCATGTCCCAAATGATTTATAAGCCCGGCGGCGACACGTTGGTGTGGGGGATAAAAGCCCAGGTGAAAGTTGTGAACGCGGAGGCGCGGGATGCGTACTTGGCCGAGGGTTGGCTTGATCACCCCTCGCAACTCTTCAATACTGCTGAGCCAGAGCCAGAGCCAGAGCCAGATGTAAAAACCCCCCGGGGTGGACGCGGTAGAAAAGCCGTGCCCCCTGACAACGCAGAAGCGTTCGTTTAATTGGTGGAGGTGATCATGGATCTCACGACCAAAGGCGACCTGGTGCTTGCCGCACTGCGCAAAATCGGCATTGCTTCCAACGCCACATTGACCGATGCGGAGCCTCAGTCCCTGGAAGATGGGGTAAACGAGCTTGAATTGATGATGGCGGAGTGGCGGGAAGCCCCCGCCGCAGGCATTGATATCGGTTACCAGTTTGCGAACGACGGCGAGGCGGTGCTGGATAGCGACGCCCACGGGTTACATACAGCCCATATCAGCGCGGTTTATCACAATCTGGCGCTGCGCATCGCGCCGGATTATGCCATTGAACCGCTGCTTAAAGTGGTCACCACGGCACGCTACGGTAAGGCACTGCTGGTTAAATCAGCGGTACTCAACAAGGCGAAAAAGGGCTACCCGGCCCGTATGCCGGTGGGATCAGGTAACCGTGCCGCGACCTATAACGGTCATTACTATTTCCATCGTGAGGATAAGGACGATGCCGAGAATCTCGCTACCCCTGGCTAAGGGACTCGGGAAAGATCACCACCACGCGGATTATGTGGATCTGCTGCCCATCAACATGCTGGCGACCCCAAAAGAAGTGCTGAATGCGGCGGGCTACCTGCGATCATTCCCCGGTATTGAGAAAAAAGCCGACAGGGAGGGGTTATCGCGTGGCGCTGAATTCAATACGGTGCAAAATCAGGTCTACAGAGTGGCGGGCGGGAAACTTTACCAGGCGGGGGCTGTACGGGGAGATGTAGCAGGCAGTGGTAGGGTCAGTCTGGCGCATAGCGTCACCAGCCAGGCCGTGGCGGCGGAGGGGGTGTTGACACTCTACAGATATGACGGCACCGACAAGCCACTGTCGAACTGGCCGAAGACGGCCAGCGGTACGCAGTACGCACAGTATGACCTCGGTAAGGTGCGCGACACCTGCCGGGTGCGCGGGCGGTATGTCTGGGTAAAGGAGGGCACAAATACGTTTGGCGTAACCGACTTAGAGGATGAATCCCATCCTGATCGCTATCGGCCTTTTTATAGCGCGGAATCGCAGCCTGATGGGATCCAGGGCTGTGGAGCCTGGCGCGATTTTATCGTGATGTTCGGCACCCGCACCATCGAATATTTTTCGCTGAGCGGGGCCACGGACGCTACCTCTGCCCTCTATGTTTCGCAACCGTCACTGACCGTTGACAAGGGCATTGCAGGAACTTACTGCAAAACCGAATACGGGGGTGCTTTCGCCTTTATAAGTCATCAGGCCACCGGTGCGCCCTCGATTTACCTTGTCAATTGCGGACAGGCTACCGCTATTGCCACCGCCACGGTGGAAAAGCTGTTACGCAGCTATACCGCAGATGAACTGGCGACGGGGGTACTGGAAGCGGTCAGGTTCGACAGCCATGAACTGCTGCTCGTCCATTTACCCCGACACGTATTGTGCTATGACGCTGCCGCAGGGCAGAACGGCTCGCAGTGGTGCCTCTTGACCTCAGGGCTGACAAACGAGGTGCATCGCGGGATCGACTACCTGTTTGAAGGTAATCAGATAACGGTAGGTGACAAACGCGAACCGATTACAGGGATCCTCCGGTTTGATTCGTCAGCGCAGTACGGAGAGCCAGCGCAACATCTGCTCTTTACCCCGATGTTCAAGGCCGATAATGCGCGGGTGTTTGATTTTGAGCTGGAGGCGGCCACGGGTGTATCCCAAT